ACTACAACCCATCTGATAGTGTATCGTGGCTGTATGAGCTCCCTGCTGAGGAGAGCACCCTGATAAAGTCTACCTACAAAGATAACCCCTTCCTACCTGATAGTATCAAAGCACAGATAGAGGATCTAGCTAGAACAGATGAGGCACTGTATCAGATCTATGCCCTAGGTGAGAAGGCTACCTCTAAGAGTAACATCTACAGCAACTGGTCCTTTGTCGCTCATAGGCCTGCTAAGTTTGTCAAGTACGTGTATGGCTTAGACTTTGGTTACAATCACCCCACAGCTTTGATGAGGGTATACTACTGTGATAATGATATCTACATTGAGCCTGTGATATATGAGAGCTACCTCACCACTACTATGCTCATAGAGAAGTTAGGCACCCTAGGCATAGAGCAAACGGTAACCATCCTAGCAGATTACTCAAGACCTGAGATTATCCAAGAGATGAACATAGCAGGGTATGATGTGCAGAACGCTAACAAAGTGGTTAAGAAAGGCATAGACAACCTTAAGACCTTTGGCGTAATATGCCAGGATGATAAGGCAGTCAAGAGGGAGTATGAGAATTACAAATGGAAAAAAATAGGGGACTTCATAACAGATGAGCCTGTCAAATTATTTGATGATGCTATGGATGCAATTAGATACGCCACTACTCACATAAGGCAGGAGTACTACACTGATGATAGTTACTATGCATTCTGATACGCTACATAAGATACAGGTGGTCCAGGCATACATCCACCATAAGACAGGCAAGCAAGTTAGAATAGTATTCAACAGACCTGATAGGATGCAACAGCACCTGATGATGTTAGATCATGCCTACCTCATAGCCATGGGTGGCTTTAAAAACAATAATAGTAATGACGCTAATATAGGTAAAGAGAAGTAATGGCATTAGTAGCACAAGCAACCCCACAAATAATAGTTCCTGCATATAACCCTATTAAGTACATCTACAGCAGTAGCAATGTAAACCTTCAGGGCTTCAAGTTTATCTATGATATCTATCAGAGTGGTACGCTAAATAAGATAGCAGAGTACCGGGTGCTGCCAACTTACTCCACTGGCTTTGGGGAGATAGATCTATCGAAGCTCTTACAGGCTAAGGTAAGCTATGACCTGAACTTAAATAACACATCAGTATATAATGCACCTGGATCCCATTACAAATATGATGTAAGGATAGGGGAGGAGTACTTGACTACCACTCTTTACACTGCAGCACTTACTCAATGGGTAACAGCTCCCTATGCAGGAAGGGTGAGAATAAACGTAGCTAACACATTTCTAGTAGGTGATCAGATTAACATTACACAAGCAGATCTAGGAGTAGCCAACCCCAACTTAGAAGGGCTCTTCACTGTGCTAGTAGCTAACCCTGCTTACATAGTAGTGAACAGCTTATGGTCATTGGTAACCAATGCCAATATAGATGGAGCCATCACCTATGCAGATGGGAGAAAGACAGTAAACAGAAACCTAGCATCACAGCTTGGTAAGTATGTATTCAACGGTGCTATCAAATGGACTGAGTGGCCAAGCTATAACTATCAGGACTATATGCTTAATGGTGTCTTTGATAGGTTCCTAACTAGCTACCCTGCAGCTAACACAAATATGTATGCTACCCTATCTCAGGATATGTGGGTGAACTGCATAGCTAATGGCTCACCTACTCCACCTGATACAATGGTCTTTGATAACAGTAATGGTAGCACCTTTAAAAAGAATGTGACAGCTGCAGATCATGTAAGTGGTGTATCAGTAGGGCCTAACAACTTTGGAGTTTTAACTCTTGTATCAGGATCAGGTAACTTAATAGAGCCTACCACTGAGTACTATCAATTTCACTATGAGCGTAATGGGGTGATGAGCTCAGATAGGTACGTTGTTAACATAGATAGAAGGATACGCACCACTGAGTACAGCATATTATTCTTAGATCGTATGGGCTCATGGAACAGCTTTGCTTTTAGCCTTAACAGCTATGAGAAGGGTAACGTAACACGTGAGCAATTTAACCAGGATGTGCCTGGCTTTATCAATGGCTCAAACCAATGGGACTATGCTCTCACTGAAAGAGGTATGACTAACACCTATGTGAGCACTGAGACTACCTTAGATCTAGCCACTAACTTCATGACTATGGACATGGCTAACTACTTCACTGAGCTAATCAGCTCACCGTTCACTTATGTAAAGCTAAGCTCTTATGCAAATGATTGTGATCTACCTGAGAGTGAGGAGTACATCAGCTGTAACATCATGACATCAGACTACCAGGTGTACAACCAAAGAAGCAAAAATCTAATCAAGCAAAACATTACAATCAAGCTAGCTAATAACAATATCGTAAATGGTTAAGATACAACTAAGCACAGGCTTCCTAGATGTCAAAGAGGGCACTGCCTTCCCTTTGAATTTTCAGGTAGGAGATATAAGGGATATAAGCCAAAGGAAGGGTAACTTCTCTAAGACCATCACGCTCACTGGCAGTAAGAATAATAACAACTTGCTTAACCACTACTATGATGTGAATATAGTGGAGGGCACCTTTAACATTAATGCTCTAACTACCTGTGCTATTATTCAGGATGGTATCCCAATAATGGAGGAGTGCTCTATGCAGTTAACAGGGGTGATAAAGACTCAGGTAACAGATGGCTATGAAGAGCAGGTGTCCTATGAGGTATTGGTTAAGGATAGCAAAGCAGATTTTTTTACAGCTATCGCTAACAAGGAATTAACTGACATAGACTTCTCAGACTTTAACCATATATACAATGCACTACAAGTAGTTAATAGATTTAGTAACACTGTAGTTAATGGCTTTAAATACTTTCTCCCTGCTTCTACTAATGGTGTATATAGTACTCAAGAGTTTAAGCCTGCTATATTTGCTAAGACTTATTTTGATAGGATCTTTGAGGATGCAGGCTTTACTTATGACTGGCCTACTATGGGCTATGATAGATTTGAGCAGCTGTTCATACCTTACAATGGAGGGGTAGATAATTTAGATTATCAGGACTGGCTAGTCAAAGCAGAAAAGACAGCACCCACTACTATCAATGGAGCTAACAACTGGGCAGGCTTCTCTAATATAGCTCAAGTAGCTACCTCACAATCTGCTGCCACTAAGATTAACTTAACAGGGTGGACTGAGCTAGATGATATACAAGGGCAATTTGATCCTATAACAGGTGTATACTCTACGCCATTTTTTAACATAAGTTCAGCCAATGCTCAGAGCTATGACTACAGCATAACTATGACCTACAGTTTAAACCTGGTAAATACATCAGGTGGTGTTTTGTATGGTAGTGCTCCTCCTGGTGTGGCAGCTCCTGTATATTATAAACCTGCTATAGGAGTTTCAATACCAGGGCTTCCTATTATTTTTAGTAATCTATTTACTAACACATCCACTAATGCTACTTTGTTTGGGGTGCCTAATGCAGTGCAATGTCCTTTGACTATACCTGTAGGTACTACAAATATATTAACACAAACAGTACAGACTACCATACCACTTAGTTACAATATAATAGGCTTAGGATCATCTGCTACTATAGGTATAAATGTAAGCCAACAATCTGCTGTTATAGGTAACCAACCATCTAATAGAAGTTGGAGGAAAACTTCCCCATCAGGTGTAGCTCCTGCATCAGGTCAAGTAGTTATACAGGCTGTTATCTCAAATATATTAATTAGCATATTGCCTAGCAGTAATATAAATGCTATAGCATCATCAGCTGTAATAGAGGTTAATGATTACGTACCTAAAAAGATTAAGCAGAGTGATTTCATTAAGGGTATCTTTAACATGTATAACATCTATGCTCAAGTAGATAGCACCCAACCTAACAAGTTACTCATACAGAATAGAGATGACTTTTACGATAGTGGGGTGGAGGTGGACTGGACTGCTAAGCTAGCCAAAGACCAGGAGCAAAACTTATCTTTTCTCCCTGAGCTCACCTCTAAGAAAATGATATTAACATATGCTGCAGATAAGGATAACCCTAACACTACCTACACCAATGCCACTAATAATATCTATGGACAAGCTGAGGTTATCTTTGACAATGAGTATGTAAAAGAAGTAACTACTAAGGCTGTATTGTTTAGCCCTACTCCTGTAATCAAAACACAATTTGGTGCTTACGTTCCTATGATAGCAGG